CTGCTGGCGGCCCCGGCAGGCGGTGGCGGCCCTGACCTCTACGCCCGGCTGCTGGACAACCTGCAAAAGCTCATCAGCAAAGCGGTGTTGGGCCGCAGCGACGCCGCCGACAGCACCAGCGGCCAGCTCGGCGGCGAACAATCCAGAAGTGAAGTCCGGCGCGACATTCTGGAAAGCGACGCCGAGGAACTGGCCGACTGCATCAACCAGCACCTGATCCGCCCGTTCGTTGACCTGAATTTCGGCCCGCAACCTGCCTATCCGGTGTTCCAGTTCCACTTCCCCGAAGCCGAGGATTTGGCCTTGCTGGTGACCGCCCTGGAGAAGCTGGTCCCGCTCGGCTTCAAGGTGGAACAAAGCGTCATTCGCGACAAGCTGGGCCTGCCCGACCCGGAGGACGGCGCGGAACTGCTGGGCGCACCCGCGACACCAGAACCCGCGCCTGTGCCAATGCCCGACGAACCCGCTGTCAACCGCGCCATGAATCGGGCCGACTTGCCGGACAGTGACCCCACCGCGCCGCTGACCGAGCGCCTGGGCGTTGAAGCCGAACCGCTGATGAATGCCTTGCTTGACCCGGTGCGTAGCACCTTGAACGCCAGTGGCGACCTCATGGACTTTCGCGAAAAACTGCTGACCCTGTACCCGGATTTGGACAACAAAGCCTTTGCTGACCTCATGGGCCAGGCCCTCGCGGTCGCCGACGCTGCCGGGATGTGGGAGGCGCAGTAATGGCGGTGAACTACGGCAGTCTCCCGTTCCTCGAGGCCATCGCCTTCTTCAGGAACAAGCTGAATCTCCCGACGAAACGCTGGGACGATCTGCTGGGCGCGGCCCACGACCGGGCCTTTGTCGTCGCCGGGGCGATGCTGGCGGACCTGCTGGCCGACTTGCGGGAAGCGGTCGACAAAGCCATTGCCGAGGGAACGACTTATGAAACGTTCAAAAAGGACTTTGAGAAGATCGTCGCGGCCCGCGGCTGGACCGGCTGGACTGGTGAAGACACCAAAGGCGGGCGGGCTTGGCGGGCACGGGTCATCTACGAAACCAACCTGTTCACCAGCTATAGCGCCGGACGCTACCGGCAAATGAAGGAAGTCGCCAAAATCCGCCCGTACTGGCGCTATCGGCATTCACCCGCCAGCGTTGATGCCCGCGCTGAACACGTCGCCTGGGATGGCGTCATTCTCAAGCACGATGATTCGTGGTGGGCTGCACACACGCCGCCCAATGGTTTCGGCTGCAAGTGCTACATCGAGACGCTGGCCGAACGGGATATGAAAAAGCAGGGGCTGGCGGTGACGGACAAGGGCAAGATTCCGTTTCTGAATAGCGGCGTGGACAAGGGCTGGGATTATCAGCCGGGGGCCAGCGTTGCGGACGATCTGGCGCGGCTGGAGAAAATGAAGGAGGATAAGTTGAAGCGGTTGGGATTGCCGGGGGATGCAGTATCTGAACAAAAAGATACCCCGCCGCCAAGTTGGCGCGATGCCATGAATGACTATGAATGGCAAGCCCATCTTGAGGGCTACAAGGGCGGCGCTGGCTGGATTGAGGAAGGCGGAAAGATTGTTCTGGACGAAGACGGGAAGTTTGTCGAGCGCACCAAGTGGCTACCCATCAATCAATGGTACGCTGACTATGTGAGCGCAAATCAGTCAGGGCGTATTTTACCGAGCAAGATGGATAAAGTGATTGCTAAAGCACAGGCAGGAGGTAAACTAGACAAAGCCGAAGACCGCCTGTTGCAGTGGTTGTATGAGTACACGAACGAACAAAAGGAATTAAACAAAGCGGACGATGCGGATATTGCGATGATGACTATCGCTAATCCACAGCGACATCTTGACGGAGTTAAAAGGGTTTATATCGAGAGAGTGGGTGACGCAGGGTACGCAGTGTTCTCCGAAATATCCAAAGAGTTCTATGAAATGAATCCAGGCGCAAGCATCAAAGATCATAATCTATACATGATTAAAGAACTCACTGAATTTATGGAGTTCTAACATGAATCCGCTTTTAAAGAAACTTCCAAAATTCAGAGACACGCTGACACAAGAGCAGCGGGATACGCTTGACGCCATGTCGCCAGAGCAACGAACCCTGTTTCTAGCCGCGTTGGCGCGAAAAATGATTATCCGTGAATTGCCACAAGCCGGCGATACGCCGCCGGTAGCCGCATGATTCAGCCCACCATCATCGGCAACGCTACGCTGTACCTCGGAGTCTAAATGGCCGGCGCATCGCTCGACATTCAACTGACCATCGGCAACGCGGAAGAGGTCAAAGCCGCGTTTGAATCGCTGCAAGCCAAGCTCGCCGACCTGACTCCAGTGTTCCAGGACATCGGCGAAGCGATGCTGAATGTCACCCGCGAGCGCTTCACCAGCCAGACCGCCCCCGATGGCAGCGCCTGGCAAGCGTTATCGCCGGACTACGCCCAGCACAAGAAGCGCAACAAGGACAAAATCCTAACCTTGTACGGGGCCTTGCGGGGGCTGCTCAACTACCAGGCGGGCAAGGATCAAGTCCGCATCGGCACCCCACTGATTTACGGCGCAACGCATCAATTCGGCAACCCGCAAAAGAATATCCCCGCCCGCCCGTTCCTCGGCCTGTCCAGCAGCAACGAACAGGAATTGCTGGATATTCTCAACGACCATTTGAGTCGGGCGATGCAGGGTTAGCCTTCTTTTTTTTTGCCTTGTCAATAGCTTTTAACTATTAATTTTCAATCTCTGATATACTGTATTTATGAACGCACTCACCGCCCGCGCCTGCAACCTCGCCCTTGACGGCTCTCCGCCGCCCGACTGGATTCAACTCCTTCCCGCTGGCCCGGCGATTCAAGGCAGCGATGGCCGCGCCTGGACCCTGCCTGACCCGACCGCGCTGCTGACGGAGTTCACCGCCCGCAACAAGCCGCTGGTCGTGGACTGGGAACACGCCTCAGAACACCGCGCCCCGCAGGGTTTGGATGCGCCCGCCGCCGGCTGGATTGACACCATCGAAGCCCGCGATGGTGCGATCTGGGGCCATGTCGATTGGACGCCCAAAGCCGCCCAGCAAATCACCGCCAAGGAATACCGCTTCCTGTCCCCGGTGTTCACCTACGCCAAGACCGACAGCCGGATTGTCGCCCTGGTGAGCGCCGGTCTGACCAATCAACCGAATCTGAACCTTACCGCCCTGAATCAGGAGCAAACCCGCATGGATTTAACCGCCATTTGTACCGCCCTGGGCCTGGACGCCGGCGCGGATATTCCCGCCATCGTCGCTGCGATCAACGCCATCAAGAGCAAAGGCGAAGACGCCGCCATGAATCGGCGACAACCCGATCTGGCCACATTTGTCCCCCGCCTCGACTACGATACCGCGCTGAACCGCGCCACCAATGCCGAGGCCAAGCTCGCCGAGATCGAAAAGGCGCAGCTCAACCAGCAGATTGAAACCGCCCTGAATACCGCGCTCGCCGCCGGGCAGATTTGCCCCGCCACGGTCGAGTTCTACCGCGCTGGCTGCCAGAAAGACGGCGGGCTGGAAGCGTTCAACCAGTTCCTCAAAGCCGCCCCGCCGATACTGGGCGCGAAGTCCGATCTACCCTCAGCCCCGCCCGGCGGATCGCCCCAAGACCCTGCCGCCCTGGCCCGCGCCGCTCAGCAGTATCAACACGCCCAACCCCAGACCGGGCAAGCCGTTTCCATGAGTGAAGCGGTCGCCCACGTCCTGAAAGGAGCCGCCTGATGCACAGCCCCACCCTGATTAAAAACTTCACCGCCGGCGCGGCGGTCGGTGCCAACCTCATCGTCAAGCTCGGCGCTGCCGATGGCGCAGTGATTCAAGCCACCGCCAGCACCGAGACCCTGCTCGGCGTGACCACTGAAATCGCCGCCGCCAGTGGGCAACGCTGCGATGTGATTCTAGCGGGCGTTGCCGACGTGCTGGCTGGTGGATCGATCACTCGCGGCGCGCTGGTGACCACCGACGCCAACGGCAAAGCCGTGACCATCGGTTCCACTGCCGGAACCAACTACGGCGTGATCGGCATTGCCCTGATTTCGGCCAGCTCCGGCGACATTTTCCCGATCCTCATCGCGCACGACCGCGCTCAAGGTTAAGTCATGGCTCACGCTCCGTTTCCGATTCAACCCGAACTGACCGCGGTCGCCATTGGCTACCGCAACGCCAACCTCATTGCCGACCAGGTCTTGCCGCGCGTCCCGGTCAGCAAGCAGGAGTTCAAGTACCTCAAGCACGCCTTGGCGGAAAGTTTCACCATTCCCGATACCAAGGTGGGCCGCACCAGCCGCCCGACGGAAATCAACTTTTCCGCTACCGAAGTCGCCGACTACTGCAATGGCTACGGCCTGGAAGACGCGATCCCGCAGGCCGATCTGGACAACGCGCCACCCAACTACAACCCGACGATGCGGGCGACCGAGGGCCTGACCGATCTGCTGGCCCTGGATCGGGAGCAGCGCGCCGCGACGCTGGTGTTCAACACCGCCAGCTTCACCGCCACCACCAACCGCACTCAGTTGTCCGGTACCTCGCAGTGGTCGGACTACACCAACTCCAACCCGATCACCGCGATGCTGACCGCCCTGGACGGCTGCGTGATGCGCCCCAATATCCTGATTCTGGGTCAGGCGGTCTGGTCGCAACTGCGCCAGCATCCCAAGGTCGCGATTGCCATTTACGGCCCGAACGGCTCCGGTGGCATCGTCACCCGCGAGCAGTTCGCCAATGCCCTGGAAATTGAACAGGTCCTGGTCGGGCAAGGCTGGGTCAACAGCGCCAAGAAGGGTCAGACCGCCAGTCTGGGTCGGCTGTGGGGCAAGCACGCCGCGTTCATCTACCGCGACAGCTTCGCCAGCGCCAGCCGCGGCACCAGCTTTGGCTTTACCGCCCAATGGGGCAGCAAGGAGGCCGGCAGTCGGCCTGACCCCGACATCGGGCTGAAGGGCGGCACCCGGATTCGGGTCGGCGAGTACCTGAAGGAACTGGTGACCGCGACTGACCTCGGGTACTACTTTCAGGACGCGGTCGCCTAAGCCATGCCCTACGCCAGCCAGGCTGCCATCGAAGCCCGCTACCCCGGTTGGTTGACCCTGGCTGCGGCCAAAACCGCTGCCGGGGCGCTGGATACGGTCGCGATTGGCCTGGCCTGTGCGGCCGCCGACGATCCGATCCACCAGACCCTGCATACCCTTGGCTGGACCGTTCCGGTTGCGGCTCCGGTGCCCGCCTGGATCGTGAATCTGGCAGTGGATCTGGCGGCGTATCTGGCCACGACCACCGCGCTGGCCTCGGAAGATGCGCTTAAGGATCGGCGCAAGCGCTACGAAGACGCGCTGAAAACCCTTGACGACATCGCCACCGGCAAAGTGCTACCGCCGCCGGTGGCCGGGTCAACCCCTGGGAGCGGCGTCTTCTTCAGCAGTCAGCCGCGCCAGTTTGGCCGAGGCGTCCTGTGAGCCTGGCGACCTTGACCGCCGCGATGGTGGCCACCCTGACTTCCCGGCTGTACCCGGTCAAGGTGAAGTCCCACGGTGGCGCATTCACCGAGCGCGAGTTAGCCCTGCTGCTCGGCGATGCGCCCTGCCTGCTGGTCGCCCCGCTGCAACTCAGCGGCTTTGGCCCCAACCACAGCCTGAACGGCTGGCAAGCCACCGCCCGCTTTACCCTCTACTGCCTGAGTACCGATGCCGGCGGCAACCGGGCCGATGCAGCGATGGATCATGCCCAGGCCGTCTTGAACCTGCTGCTGGAAGACCAGGACTGGGGCCTGCCTCGCCAATGCGAACCGCCACTGCTGACCAGCCTGCGCGCGGAAAATCTCTACTCTGGAAAAATCAACGTCCTGAGCGTTGCCCTGTGGGCGGTGTCTTGGGATCAACCGTTCATCTTCACCGCCTCGTAAGGACTCCCCCATGCCTATCGCCTCCACGACTGCGCAACGCCTGGTTGCCGCCGGAAAACTCTACTGGGACGCATTCACTGCCGCCGGCGTCAAAACCGGCGAACGCTATCTGGGCCTGACCCCCGGCTTTACGGTCAACATCAAGAGCGACACGATTGAAAGCTACAGCGCCGAAAGCGGCATTCGCCAACTCGACGACCGCACTCTGATTAGCGTCACCCGCACCGGCAAGCTCAGTGTCCGGCAAGTCAGCCTCGAGAATCTGGCGCTGTTTATCGGCGGATCCGCCCTCACCGCCGCCCAGACCAGCGGCGCGGTCACCGGCGAAGCGGTCAGCGTCCTGGCGGATCGCTACTACCAGCTTGGCGCCACCGTCGCCAACCCGTCCGGGGTGCGCAACGTCACCAGCATCACCGTTGCGGCGGGCACCATCACCAACGCCGCCGTTTCGACCGCCTACAGTCTGGGGGCCATCGTCAAGCCCGTAACCACCCCGCTGTATGCCTACCAATGCACGGTAGCCGGCACCAGCGGCACAACCGCCCCCACCTGGCCGACTGTCGTCGGCACAACCGTGACCGATGGCACCGCCACCTGGATCTGCATCGGGATTCTCGCCCCGATCCTCAATACCGACTTCACCGTCGACCCAACCACCGGGCGGGTTTACGTCCTGCCTACCGCGCGGGTCAGCGCCACCTACCCGATGCCCTGGACGTTCGGCTACACCAAGACCACCGCCACCCGCGATCAAATCAGCACCGCCGCGTTGCCCGCGGCCTATGGCGCGCTGCGCTTCATTGCCGCCAATGCCAAGGGCGCGAACCGTGACCTGTACGGCAGTAACGTGATGCTGGCCCCGACCGGCGACTGGGTGTTGTCCGCCGACGATCCAAAATACGTCGAGCTGGAATTTGAGGTCAGCTTTAGCATCGGGGCCAATGGCGAACCGGCGTTGATCATCGACGGCCAGGCGGTCTAAGCCCCCATGACCGCCGAGATTAATCTCAGTTTTGGCCAGGGCGAGACCTGCAAAACGATCATCGCCTGGGAAGCCGCAGAGGAACCATTGGGATTACCGGCGGACATCGATCTGACCGGCTGCACCGTCCGGCTACAAGCGCGGACTGCGGCCACTGCCGCTGATGTCGTACTGGACTTATCCCTTGAGAACGGCGGGATCACGCTACCCGCCCCCACTGACGGCCTGATCGGCCTGTTCATCCCCGCCGACCTGACCGCCCAGATTCCCGCCGGCGTCTATTTCTACGACCTGAAAATCACCTTTGCCGAGGGCACCGTGACCCGCCTGATGGCCGGAACCCTCACCGTGACCGCCCAAATCACCCAGTAGGAGCGCCGATATGCCTGAAATCGCCTCTGTCCGCCTGACCTCGGTGGGCCTTCAGGGCCCGCCCGGCCCGCCCGGGTCCAGCTACGCCTCCGAGGCCGCGCAACTGGCGACCGAAACCGCCCGCGATGAGGCCGAAGCCTCGGCCAGTTCCGCGCTCAGCTCAGCCACTCAAGCCTATGAGCTGGTTCAAACAGCGTCCAGTCACGCCAACTCGGCGGAAATCAGCGCCGTTCAGGCGCTCAATGCCGCCGCCCAAATCAGCCTGACCTCAATCGTCGGGGCCTTGCACCTGTCCTCCACACTAGGAGCCTTATAAATGGCCGCTACACCCATCTTCCCCTCCGGCGTCGCCGGCATCCTCAAAACCATCGTCTCCGCCGATACCACCAGCTATGTCGACGTCTACGACAATTCGGCTGGCGCGGCCTCGGTGCGAGTCGAGGCGCTGAATCTGTGTTCGGACGACACCAGCACCGTGAATATCGCCTTTGCCCTGACGGTGAGCGGGACCGCCTATCTGCTCGGCACGGCGCGGGCCGTCACCTTGTCCGGCACCGATGGCGCTGCCGCGCGGGTCAACGCACTCAGCACACTCGGCACGACCGCTGCCGACGGAATCCCGGTGATTGAGATTCCAGCGGGCGCAAAACTGCAAGCCAAGAGCCTGCTGGCCGTCACCAGCGCCAAAACCGTCACCCTGACCGGGTGGGTCCGTCAGTACAACTAAGGATTGAACCCATGCGCCGCCTCTCGCCTTGCCTTGCCGCTGCTGGCTATTCCCCGGCCCGCTATATCCCGCTGTCGTCTGCGCCTGAGTCCGCTATGGGTCAGCGATTGACGGACATCCAAGCGATTCAGCGACTGTTTGCCAATGGCGAGAACGGCGGCTATTGGCCGGCGGATCCAGCGTATCTGTATGAGGATTCAGCGGGGGCGATCCCGGCGAGTGTGGGCGGTGTAGTGGGATTACAACTCAGCGCAACCGCAAAAACGCTGACTGAGCTATCACCGAACGGCGGAACCTTTACGGCCACCAGTACATGGATCGTCACCGCTGGAACCGTAATTGCAAATGGAGTTGCTACCTCTACAAGCGTATCGTCAGGCACTCAGCTATTGGGGGCTGGCAACAACGGAGTCGTTGGTAGATATTACCAAGTCGTATTACAGGTAGATTCGATTGCCGGGCAGATCCGCCCGGTTCTATTTAACAACGTGATAAGCAGTTCGGTTATAAAATCCCCAGGGATTTATACGTTCACTGTTTTAGCCGCAAATACCTATTGCTACATGCAATCCTATTTTAATTCGACGACATGTGTATGTAGTAGGTTTTCAGTGAAAGAGCTTGTTGGAGGTGTTGCCCTCCAAGCTACAACCGGCAACAAACCCTATCTCCGCCGCACTCCGGTCTCCGACAAAACCTGGCTCGACTCCAATACCGAGACTGGCGCATTGACCGCGACGTTTGCGAGTGGTTTAGGCAGTGCCTGCACGATAGCGATGGTGGGCGCTGAAGGGGTGACGATTGCCGAGAATCAGACCGTAGGAACGACGTACAATATCGCTCCCTACAATGCCAGTCAATTAGTCCGGTATCGCGGGGATATACTGATTATCAATCGCGCTTTGACGCCGGTTGAAAAAGCTCTGGTCACTCGGTGTTTCAATCGCGGCCTACCGACAATCAGCAACGGAGCCATCCTCTAATGTGGACTGAACGCATCCCCTGTGCCTACCCCGTAGCGCTGATCGAATCCGCGAACGCACTTGCGGCCATCATCGATCCTGATTCTGGCGGGGCTAATACCTTCACGCTCGAAACAGTGAGAGGCAATTACGTCTATGCCGAAATCCCGTTCAAGACCCATTTCCTGCCGATTGTGCAAGGCCGTGACCCGGAGACGTGGCAAGCCGCCATCGCGCAATTAGCGGCCGAAAAGGGTGTTGAACCGTTGCCACCTGAAACGATTGAACTACTGCGAAGCTCGCTGTTGATGGGCGATGAGTGCAGCGAGTTAGAGCATGGCTGACCGCAACCTGATTCTGCAACTGCTGATTACCGCCAAGGATGGAGCCAGCGGAATTTTCAGCAAGCTGTATAAATTCCTGAACGATGAAACGAACGTCGTTGCGGGCAAGGTGCGGGATGCCTTTGCTGGAATGTTCGGCGGCGGGCTGGATGCGGCAATCGACTTTGAGGCGCAGCTCGACCGGGTGGCGGCGAAGGGCGGCTATACCGCCGCGGAAATGGAGACCCTCAAAACCAAGACTGCGCTGCTCGGTGCGCAGTTTGGCGTCACCGGCCCACAAGCCGCACAAGCGATGGAGGCTCTGGCTGCGGCAGGTCTGAGCGCTACCGCCGCCATCGAGACCTTGCCGCCGGTTCTGGCCTTGGCGGCGTCCGAACAAATCAGCACTGAAGCCGCTGCCCAAAAGCTCATCGACTCCCTGTCCATCATGGGTCTGGGCTTTGAGGAAGCCGGGCGCATGGCCGACGTGCTGGCCAAGGGTGCCAACATCACCACCTCCAGCGCCGCGCAACTG